TTGATGAGAAAGCGATCTGTATCTTGAAGGATAGACTTCAAGTACTGTCTTAGGTCAACCTTCTCGGTGATAGGAGGTTGAGCTGCGAATACGAATGCATCTACACACTCTTTCACTTCTGGTCTGCTGAGATACTCAGTTTCCTCTTTACCGACTAATCTCATTGCAGATTCGAACTTCAACTGAACGTCTTCTAGCGTATAGTATCTGTTCTTGCTCTTGTCACGTATCTTTCCACTTTCTAGCACGATGAAGTTGGAATCAAAGAACTTCTTGAACTCGTCTAGCTGTCTCTTTTCGTCGCTCATTGTTGTACCTCTTGTTTGTTTTTCAAATATAGAAAAGTTTTATATAGAGAATTTATACTAGCTCTATTATATATTTTTAATAACTTTGGGCCCCGGGGGGCTAGGGGGCCACTTTTTTTGCTCACTGTCTCTTCAAAAAAGCTCATTTTCTGCATTTTTTGAAAAATTTGAGCATCTCCTATTTTAGAACTCATCAAACTCCTCCTCTCTATCTGATTCTCCGTCTCTCAATTTTGACTCAATCCATTCCTCGTATTCAGCTTTTATGAAGGTCATTTCCTCACCTTTTGCTCTCTTCTCTTCTAGGTAAATGTCTATTGAGTTCTTCTCTAAATTGCTCTCAAACTTCTCAGTAATGAGCTCAATTTCTTCTTTTCCAAACTGGATCTCGTATAGCTTTTTGAAGATCTCTTTCCATCTGCCTAACTTTATATTTTTGGACATCTCATTGACCAGATCTCTGCTGATCTTAATATATCTCTCATTGTCAACAATGCACAATATGTGTCTCAGCGGAAGCAGATCCGTATAGATTCCCTTATAGTTCATTACAGGAATGTGTCCGCTCTTTAGCCAATTGGAATAAGACTCTTCTTTTCTTGACAGATCAAAGAAGTATAATATGCTTCTAGAGATCTGCTCTGGAGTGCTGAAAGTGTCTAAGTGTATTAGCATCTTCTAATCCTTTATCTACTAGAAATGCTCAGTATCTCTCTCTTCCAGCGACGATTTCGAGAGATACTGAGCATAGGATTTAGCAGATGACAAACCTATGTGCATACATGCTATGGAGATCTAGTCGCTGGAACCATAGCACTTAGCTTATACTATATATAGAAAAGTCGAGCTATCTGAAATTTCCTTTTATCACTACTTTGCTGTAAAACTTTCTTTACAATAAAAATCGTTGATGATTTAGCTTCTAGTATAAATCTACTATATTCAAAACATAAACAAAAAGCCTCGTAAAGGCAAAGGAAAAAAGAACAATGATTACTAACACTTCAATCGAAGATTATTTCTCCTCTATCCAGACTGCTCCCAAGGTTGGAGATCTAGACAACGAGATCTGCAAGATCACATCTGTCGCTGAGTACAAGTCAACGAAGTCTGGAAAGACAAGCCTCAAGATCACATTCGACAAAGACGGAGCTGAGTTCGGCTCTTATCTAGGTCTAGGAAGCGAGAAGGCTATAGACATCACGAACGCTCGTCTGACTAAGATCTGTGCTGCATGCGTAGGTCCTGAAGAGATGATGAAGATGTTCAAGGCTTCTTACGAAGATGAAGATGTCGAGAACACTAAGGATCTAGCGATGGACTTCGCTATCAAGGTCAATAAGAAGCTCAAGAAGAATCCTGTAGACGCAATCGTAACTCGTCACAAGTCTGAAGACGGCCTCTGGAACGTAAAGTGGAAGCTGTCAGACGAAGACAAAGAAGAGACCGCTGATGAACAGCCATCCGAGAAGAAAGAAGAAGATTTCTACGACGCATTGAAATAGGAGATTCAATATGCCTTGTGGTTCAAAGAAAGGTGGGAAGGGTAAGCCACCCAAGAAGTAACATAACATAACGTCCGTTGTTTCTCCTGGCTTTGTTTTAGAACACGGACAGCGGTGCTCAGCCTACTCCAAATTCATTCTCTTGGGCTGAGCACCGCATTTTTGTAAGTAAACATAGGAGATAAAAGATGACGAAAGAAGAACATAGAAAATATCGACGCAAATACAGATCAGAGCATGCTGAACAAGAGAATGAGCGCAATCGTAAAAGACGTGCTGAGAATCTTGAACAGTATAGAGAAGGTCTTCGAAAGAGGAAGGCCAAAGATCTAAACCAGAACGGAGTTACTAAGAAACATATTCGAAAAACTTCTAGAGAGATTCTAAAGAAGTGCCATTCTAAACTGGAAGGCTATGAGATCCATCACTGTTTTGGATATGAAGATCCAAACAAGTTCATCTATATTCCTAAGTCTTTACATAACCTGATCCATAGATTTCTTTGGGATAATGGAATTCCTGCGGATATAGATCATTGGATTAAGATAAGAGATCTAGTTAACAGCTGTGATGAGTATACTTACATCAGAACATGAGAAGGAAACACAGAAAATTGACCGTTGATGAGACTCTAGAGTTCCTTCTTGACAGAGGGATCATTTCTGAGAAAATGTCTGGAGGATATATCTACGAAGTTCATAGTGAAGAGTTCAGGTACTGGTCAAAGAACGAGGCGGTGACCGAGCTATCAAACTATCTAGGTTATGGTCGAAGATCGAAAGCTTCAAGAAGAATTCTAGATGAGTGCACTTCGGAGTTCTGCATCGAATGGCCTAATGTATTTCGTCACTGGGAAGGTATCTATCACAGCAGAGATAAGCTCACAGATCTATCGGGAGTAGATATGTGGGGAGTGGAGTACAAGACATATCGAGCGATCAGATCATATCACAGTAAATTGAAGAAGAGATGCAAGTCTGATGAAGAGCTGAAGAGAAGATTCACTGAGTATGTGAACAGAAAGCTAAATATGAAGAAGGACTTAAGGTACAAGAAATGTTCGACTATCGAAAAGCCGCAAGCTACTGCAAAGAGCCAGTCATAATGATCGAACACGCTTGGGAGGCTGCTAGCGATGTTGAGAATATGTGGACGATTCGACACAAGCTTGAGACCGAGCACACTCCAGAAGAGCTCAGAAAGATGAGAAAGTGGTACAACAGGCCAGCTTCTGAGCTATATTTCACGTTAGAGACAGAATAAGCGCTGTTCTAGGCATTATTTCTAGTTACCCCTAATATACCTATAGCCATACTGAAAACGTCTCTATAAATCAAATAATCAACCATTTATTGGTCTGAAATATGACCGAAGGAGATTCCTAAATGGCAGAAGATTTTGATTTAGAAGGTCTCATAGAAGACTTCAGAGAGTTTGAGAAAGCATCATACGCTAAGTACAAAGACCTATATGAGCAGATCAAAGCTGATAGAAAGTTCATTGGTGGTGCTCAATTTGGTACTGATGATGACACGATTCTAGGATCTGATATACCTAGAGCTAACATAAACATCACTCAGAACGCGATCAGAACGACAGTCAACTCGTACTTGACTAACCAATACAAATGGCATTACGAAGGAAACGACGATCTGAACGCTAAGCAAGATCAGTTCTTGTCAGATCCAGACAACAGCACAGGCACAGTCGAAGCTCTGACAAACTCAGTCGGAACTGGACTCGGTGTTCTAGTCTTCTCAGACGACTACGACATCGACGGATCGATCAAGCCTGTTCTATACTCTATTCCGGACGTGACAAATGTTCGTCTCGATCCTAACGCCTCTAAGCTGAACTTCGCAGACGCTACTAAGGCTGCTATCGTTGAGCTCAAGTCTAAGAGCTGGATCAGAAGCAACTATGGTGAAATCGACGTAAGCTGGTCTTCTGAGGCTCCACTGGTAGACATCTCTGAGACTTACGACAGAAAGAACTACGCTCCGCTAGTGACTTACTTCGTCAAAGAAGACGGAATGAACGGCGTCACCTGCTACAAGCTTCTCGGAGACAGACTCATCGAAGATCCAGTTCTGCTTCCTTACTCATACATTCCAGTCGTTCCGGTCTTCGGAGAGCAGAGCTGGTCTAAGGACAACAAGCAGACATGGACTGGAATCACTACTCAGATGAGACCTATTCAGAGACTCATCAACTACGCGTACAGGCAGCTGCTGCTTAGAATGAGCAAAAGCCCGAAGAATACTTGGATCTCTGGAAGCGAGGCGATTCAGAATTTCGAAGCATACTACAAGAACTCTGACAAGACTCTGAATCCGTTGCTCATGTTCAACGAGTACAGCAAGGACGGAAAGAGAAAGCTAGAGCCACCTCAGAGACTTCCGAACACTATCGAGTTCGCTGATGTTGATCAGTTGATGCAGAACGCTCTCGGACTGACTAACACTATCATCGGAATTCCAGCTACTGGACTTGAGACGACAGTAGAGAAGACGGCTACTGAAGCTCTTCTCAATCAGAAGACATTCAACAACAACATCAGAAGCTACATTCAGCATCTGAAGTACTCTCTTTCTCTAGTCGGCATGCTATTCGCTGAGTACACTTACAATCAGCCGATGTATGGAAAGATCAAGCTGACAGTCGTAGAAGGACCAGATGACGCTATGGAGAAACAAGAGGCTAGAGTTCAGCTTCAGTCATACGCTCCTCTTCTGACTTCTGACTCTGACAAGCAGAAGCTCGTCATAGCTCAGTGCTTGATCGAGAAGGACAATGAGTACATCACTAAGTTCCTGTCTCTCATACAGCCTCAGATGACTGACAACGAGCTACAGCAACAACAGCTATTGGCTCAGGCTGATCAGGAGATCAAGAACAGAGACGCTCAGATCGTCGAGCTTCAGAAGAGACTCGGAGACATGGAGACTAATCAGAAGATCGAAGCTTACGGACTTCAGAGAGAGATGCTTCTCGAAGATCAGAAGTTCAATCATCAGAAAGAGCTCAAGCTTCTCGATGCTCAGATAAAGGCTAACGATCCAGCAGAGATGGCTAAGACCGAAGCTGACATCTACAAGGCGAACGCTTCAATCGAGAAAGAGGCTATCTCATTACAGAAGGAAGAGATGAAGGCACAGAATCCTGAAGTGACTATTGTGGAGGAAGTATAAGATGTATCAAGTTTTCTTATCAGAGAACGATCTGATTCTTGACAATGACAGAAAGGTGATTCCTGGAGCAAAGATTGAGTGCTTCGATCCTACAAGCAACACATCGATCGACATATACACTTACGACTCTGCCAATGACGACTATGTTCCAGCAGACAATCCGATCTATATCGGAGCACTCAGCAGACCTGACCACACATACTTCTGTGATCGTCTAGTTCTATGTCGTCTGTACAAGTATCTCGGAAACTTCTCAGATCCGATGATCGATGACGACACAGAGAACTGGGAGTTCGTCAGAGAGTGGCTAGGAGCATACAACGCTGTCTCATCTGGAACGACCGAAGGAACAACTTATGGACTATCTGGACTTCTCGGAACTGATCCAGAGATAGGAACGGTCACTGTCGTCGGTTACTGGACAGAGAACGACTGTGAAGCAAGGCAGTATGTCTGGGATCCGACTTCAGTCGCTTCAGCAGACGGTGGATACATCGTCAAGAATCCAGACATTGACACAGGACGATGGATCTTGAAGTTCGATGGTGAGTATCTTCCTTCGACATACTACGGAGTCTATCCTGGAAGAGA